ATCGCTGATCTTATGGAACTGGCACTTACGCCCCTAATTCGGTTAATCTCCGAACTGGTCCAGATCGCTATTTTGCCTCTTAAAAATCACCTAAATGTGCTCGGCTCCGTTTTTGGAGATATTTTCGCATCCATTGCGGGGGCAGTGAGCAAACGGCTGAATGCGGTGATCAGCATCTTTCGTAATCTAATCAGTTTTATCAAAAATGTTTTTACCGGGAACTGGCGTGGTGCCTGGGACAATGTCAAAAATATTTTCAAAAGCATCTGGGACGCCATCAAAGAGAGCGTCAAGTTTCCAATTAATTTCATTATTGATGGAATCAATAAATTCATCAACGGGATCAACAAAATCGAAGTCCCCGAGTGGGTCCCTCTTGTCGGCGGCAAGGGCTTTCACATCCCAAAAATCCCGCGTTTGAAAGTGGGGTTAGACTACGTGCCCAGCGATTGGTATCCCGCATATCTGGACCGTGGCGAGCGTGTCCTGACAGCCGAGGAAAACGCCCAGTATACGGCGCTCGGCGGGCTTTATGGCATGATGAACGCAATTGCTCCGCGGGATACCGCAGCGCCCCCTGTTTTTTATATCTACCTAGCTGGCGACGCTATTATGGATAGCCGCCGGGTCGGAAATCTGGTACTGCGAAGCATTGATAGTGTGGTGAAAAGCAATGGCGGTTAAATGCTACATCAACAAAATCGAATATCCCATGCTGGGCGATGCGGAAATCACAGATCATGCAGCAGCCTCCTCGGAAAGCACTATCTCGGTGGATATCACCGGCCGCCCCGAACCGCGCGCATTTGACACAGTCTATCTGTTTGATGATGCGGGACATCTCCTTTATGGCGGCGTGTGTGGAATCCCGAAATCCCCCACTTGGAAAACACCGTACGAAAAACCGATTTATGAGCTGACGGTAAACAGCATGAATCACTTGCTGACACGCCGGTTCGTCAACAAGGCGTGGGCAAACAGCTCGCTGTATGAAATCATCATAGAGATTTACGATAATATCATCGCAGCGGAAAATATCGCGTTGGGTACAGTGTCCTCCTCTCTTTCCGGCCTCCCAAAGCAAAAATATATCGCTCCGGACATGACGGTTTACAACGTGCTCAACGAGATCGCAGGGTTGGTCGGCGCGACTTGGAACATCGAAGTAAATACCGCCAGCACGCTGCGGGAATATCTCGGCTATACCTCTACCCCGCTGCAATTCTACGCAGGCACGTCCGGGCCGCTTCCGGCAATTACGCCCTACGAGTTCTATGACACGCCGGTTTTCAAGCCCTTCCGTTTTGTATTCCTGGTGCGTGAGGATTTTCCGACCGCCAAGCCGCCGGAAAGCTGTCGAGACATCCAAAAGTCCGTTGAAGCCTATAGTATGCGCACCGTACAAACGGTAAAGGGTGCCACCGGCATCACGGACCCGCAAACCGAAACACACATCTACAACGCCGAAGATGGCAAGATTGCCGTTGCGTGGCCGGTTGTCGAGCAGCCCACGATCCGGGTTAACGGCAAGCTCGCGACAGTTGGCATCAGCGGAATCGACAACGATAACGTAAGCAAGCAATGGCTGTTTGCCTATAACTCCGCAGAAATTGTTATCAATGATAAATACGAACCTGCGCTGACAGGCGGCGAAACAGTAGAGATAACCTATCGAGGTTATTTCTCCCTGCGGGTGCGGCTGCCCAATGTGCCGGTTATCCGACAGATTGCGGCACAATCAAATGCCTCTGGAATCGTTGAGGAAGTAGAAAGCAACGATCGCTATAGCACGGCTGCGGAGCTGGTCTCCTACGCTGCAAACCGGCTCTACTCTTACGCTGGCGCGGAGACAACTGTGACGCTGACCGTGGATTCGATGCGCAGTACGGAGCCATTTACGCTATGGCGGCTTGATTGGCCCGAACTCCACATAACCGGTGAATATGTTGTTGTAGAGCGCACATTGTTCCTCAGCAGATGGCAGCATGTAGAGGTAAAGCTGAAAGACAAGGGCTATCTGACTGCTTACGGCAAAACATTCCTGCGGGACTACGCAAACAGTCCGACCGATATTCGCGATACAGATATTGTCATCGGGTCCGTCATGGCCGCAGACGCGCTTGCGCTACAGGCCACCTATGCTATCCGCACCCCGCTGTGCTGCTTCGCAGACGATGGGCAGCCCTGGATATGGGGAGGTGAATATTATGCCGGCCATTAAGGCCTCTGCAACAGGCAGAATCGGCGATGAAAATTATACAGGTGTTATCACTAAGACCGTGCTGGATGCCCTTAACGGTATATTCATGACAGACACGCTCCGCCTGTCGCTCAAACCAACGCACATCGCGCTCGGCTCAGGGACAGCGACGGCCACAAAATATGACACTGCACTAGAACATGAGATTGCCCGTTATCCGCTGACGCAGCTCACGCAGGCAGCCAATGTCACTACTGCGCTGGTCAATCTGCCTGTTTCCGGCGCAGACATCGAGGCGGCAGAGTTCGGTGTGTTTGCAGGAGATATTATGCTCGCACGGGCGAATGTGGCGATCAGTAAAAACAGCAATAGCATCCTCAATCTGCTTTGGATGCTGACGATACAGGAGGTTTGACATGTCATTACTGGATCGATGGGTAGCTAACACAAAGCGGGTGTTGGCAAAGGATAAGAACACTGGATCCGAATATGAGTTCGAAAGTATTTTCCCGGATGGTGCTCCGGACGGCACCGCTTTCAGCGCTGAGAACATGAATAAGATCATAGATGCAGTTAACGGCCTGGATGAAAGCAAAGGCCAGCCCTCCGGCATCGCCACCCTCGACAGCAGCGGCAAGCTCGCGCAGATGCCCACGGCGGCGGATGTGGGGGCGGTGCCGTCAATGCTTACGGATATCATATATGTTGATCAGGCAGACCCAGTGCCGCATTACGATAACCTTAACAACTATATCACGCCGGGTCAGCGTGTCCATATTGCTACCGTAACCACCGCTAGGAGCGTAGATAACTGCCCCGAGGTATCCCCGGGGATAATGGAGGTCGCCGAGTATAACCACAGCGTTAAGACGGGACAAACGCTTGGGATCATACAGCGGTATATAGCGACCAGCGGCAACACGTATACGCGCATATACACCCATCAAAATGGATATTGGAGCAATTGGGCCAGTGGCGCGCTTAAACCTATGCAACCGTATGTCTCCACCCAGCTAACAGGCAGCGGATATGTGTATTTTGCATGTTATGGACTGGACGCTGGATCGTACATCTTTACGGCATGCGGAAATTTTAACAAGAGCGGATCAGATGATTACCGTGCGGTCTACACGCTAATCATCCACGTATCGTGCGATTGGGATACGCAAAATAAAACGGTTATAGCAAGGGTAAGCTACGCGCCCTTGCTAGTAACCTGTAACTTTGGATTGGCCACCGACGATAAACTTGATGTTGGATTTAACAACATGATAAAAACCACTCCGTGGGCAGCCTGGCAAAGCGGAAACGAACCGGGCAAAATCTACATCTCTGCCGCCAGCAGCACATCATCCAGTGTATCCGACTGGTCGTGCAAACTACTCAAATTGATATAAGGAGGTAACCAATGTCTATTGCAACCGTCAAAGCCGTCATCAACGGCCAAACCTACCCGTTAACCCTAGCGGAGGACGGGTATTACACCCTCTCCGGCACTGCGCCCGCCTTATCCTCTGCCAACGAGCCGGGCGGCTACTATGGCGTGCAGATTATCGCCACGGACGAGGCAGGTAATGAGACCACGATCAACCAGGAGGACGGGACGTGGGGCGAGCAGCTGCGATTAGTGGCTTACGAGAGCGTCAAGCCCACGGCCACCATCACCTACCCATCAGCGGACAGCCGGATCAATACCTGCACCCCGACCATTACCGCCCAGCTACGGGATAACGATAGTGGCGTTGATCCCGCCACCCTTGACCTGCGTATTAACGGCGGCAGCAAGATCACACAGGGCGCGCCGGGGCTTACGCTGACACCAGTAGAGGGCGGCTATGATCTCTCTTACGCTGTTCCAACGGCCCTGGATGAGGGCCAGACGACAATCTCTGTTGGCGTATCCGACAAAGACGGAAACAGCGCCGACCCCGCGTCAATCACCTGCACTATCGCCGTCACCGCGCCGACCATTAGCCTGTCCTCGCCTGCGGAGGGTATTGTAACCAACCAGGCGGCGGTGCAGATTACGGGCATCACGTCGGATGATCAGCTGACATCCGTCACCCTGACCGTAACTGTCAACGGCCACGACCAGGGCCCGGTTACAGTGGACGGCCAGACGGGCGCATTTGCGCTGCAAGCCAATCCCTCCCACATGCAGGAGGGGGCCAACGTCATCAAGGTCAAGGTGGTCGATGCGACCGGCCTTGAGGCCGAGATTACCCGCAATGTTGTGTTGGATACCATCCCGCCGCGCATTGTCGAGGTTATCGGCGTGACCGACCGCGTGCACGTTGGATCCCCGTTTGAGATCCGCGTCAAGGTGGAGGATTGATATGATTACGCGCATAGAGGGCATGGCGGACAACCATGCCCTTGTGTTTGCGCCGGGGCAGGACGGGTACTGGACAGCCCAGGTGCCGCCAGACTTGGAGGATGGCGTGTATTACGTCACCCTGACCGCCTGGGATGCGGCAGGCAACAGCACATATTACGCCACGGTATTAATGACAGTGGATATAACCGGTATCCGGTTTGCGTGGCAGGATGGGGATTATCTGCTGGACTGGATTCCAGGATACAACGCGGCGTGGGACGCGGGATATTGTGCAGATTGGGAGGGATGTTAGATGGATGGGCCAACAATCCGGCTGATGCCGGGCGAGCGTAGGCAGCAGCGCGTGCGCATCTATGGATGCGATCCGGCTGCACAGGTAATGGTGCAGTCGGCTACGTGGGAGCTGCATGATTTTTATGGAGAGGTTGTCGGGCAGGGGTCTTGCGTGGTGTCGGAGGGCAATTTGCTGACGTTTATGCTGACCGTAGACAAGCCGGGACGGCACCACCTGCTGCTAACCTGCTCGATCGGGCCAGAGATTTACAAGACAACTGCGGGGGTGATCGTGTGTGATTGTAATTGAGGATGTGCAATTAACCCCCAAGCGGGTGCCCATAGGTGGTAATTATCTGCTGCGCGTAAGAGCACGAGATAATGCGGATGTTTCCTATGCGGATACTACGCTGCTTGAAACGGCAATCGATATGGTGGCGCAATATACACCCTCTGATTACAAGGACTTCTCCGATGTCGAGACTGCTGTTGCCGCGGCACAAGCGCTGCTCAATGCGAAGCCCACAGCTGACCGACAGGATGAAGTCGATGCCGCCGCAATGGCGATATTCGACGCGATTGCCGTGCTCGAATGGGCAGAGGGGCACCGTAATAACCCGATCCCATACCGGCATCTGATGTCGGTGACCGAGGGACTGTACTACAGCTACAACGGCAATACCTACCGGTGCCTGCGGTCTGCATCCAGCAGTATGATGATCCCGGGCACAGCCCCGCGCTATTGGGAGGCGGTTACATGATCTACAGCCAAGCAGCAGCGGCCCATATCTACATTGGGGCCGCAATCATATTGGTGATATTGGTCACGTCAATTTTGGGCGTGGCCTTATCTATTATCTTAAATTTAAGGAGCGATCAACATGCTAAAAATCACAGAGCAGTATATCCCAAAAGGAAACCAAAACCGACCGGCGCATCCGATGTCGCCGAAGTACATCACGATCCACGACACGGGCAACGCAAGCAAAGGGGCCGGGGCCAAAAATCACGCGATCTATGCGGGGCGCGGCGTGAATGAGGTTGGATATCATTTTGTAGTCGATGATAAAAACATCTATCAACTCTTACCCTTAACCGAAAATGCATGGCATGCGGGTGATGGTGGAAGTGGCACAGGGAATCGGCAGTCTATTGCAATTGAAATCTGCGAGAACCCGGAAAGCAACCGAACAACCGCCGAAAAGAATGCGCAGCAGCTTGCGGCCTACCTGATGAAAACGTACGGTATCCCTACATCTAACATTAAGCAGCATCATGATTGGAATGGTAAGAACTGCCCCCATATCATCCGCGCCCGAAAAAACGGATGGAATGATTTTATTGCCGCCATAAAAAAGGAATATGAAGCGCTGGTAAACCCCTCCCCCACAAAGCCCTCCACGGGCGGCAAAATCGAGAAAGGCGATATCGTCCACTTTGCGGGCGGGAAGGTATATGCCTCATCCACGGCAACGGCAGCAACCAGTACGCGCGGCGCGAGCAAATGCAAGGTGACAGCAACTGCACTGGACGCAAAGCATCCCTTCCACTGTATCAGCGAGGATGGCAAGGGCGTGTATGGCTGGGTAGACGCGGCGGCAGTTGGTGCACCCACAGCGGCCAAGCCCGTGGAGGTTGGCTGCACAGTCACGATCAACAAGGGAGCGGTATACGGCGGCTTGACCTCCGCGCGGGGCAATAAGGTGCCTGCCGCTCAGCTTGCGCCGAAGAAGCACACAGTTAACAAAATCCAAACGAACAAAGACGTGCGGGAGGCGCTGCTCAAGGAGATTACCTCCTGGGTGGCGGTATCCTCCCTGACGCGCGTGTAAGGGGGTGCGTGATGGATCCGGTAGATAAGGCAGTTTGCGAGGCGAAGTGCAAGGTGATGGATGAGAGGTTTGCCCGCGACCTGCGCGACATTGACGATTGCAAAATCCGCCTGCAAAAAATTGAAGAGCTGACGATCAAAATGGGCGAGCTGGTGGAGGCCAATCAAAAGGCGGTGGAGGATCATGACAGCCGCCTCTGTGCATTGGAGCACCGCCCGTCCATGTGGTGGGATAAGCTGCTGTCGGCTGGGATCTCCGCAGGTGTGGCGGCGTTAATCAGTCTGATCGCATCCGTGATTGTGAGGTGAAAACGATGCGTATATGGGTAAGCGCGGCGGTGGTCATCAACGCAATCGCCTTGGGCCTGCTGGCATTGTCAACGTACATACCGGGGCTGTGGGTCTAATTATAAAGCCCTCCGTCGAGTGGCGGAGGGCAAATGAAAACTTGGAGGGAACATATTATGAACATCAACTGGAAAGTGCGCCTGAAAAGCGGCCCGTTTTGGCTGGGCGTTGCGTCGGCTGTAATTATGGCTGTGTTTTACATCCTCGACCTGTGCGGGGCCGCGCCGGAGATCACAGGCAGCCAGATCATAGAGGCCGTGCGGCTGCTGCTGACTATCCCCGCCGCCATCGGCATCATCTCCGACCCCACCACCAAGGGCGTAAAGGATAGCCAGCTTGCCATGACGTATGACGCGCCGAAGGATGACGGCAAAAAAGTCGAATAAAAATGGCGATCCCCGGAATCCGTTGTGGGTTCCGGGGGATTTTTTGCTGTCGGCTTTCTATTTTGACACATTATCAATGTCACCCTATTAAAGCCCAATTTTATAATAAAATGTATATTTTAATCAAAGAATTAGAGAAAGAGGGCTTTTAAGGATGGCAAAGATAAAATTGTCAAATAGAAAACGGAATATTGTAGGCAGTTTGGTGTCCTCTTTGCGCAAATCGATAAGGATTTCACAGAACGAGCTTGCCGGGCGGATCCAGCTGCTGGGATGGGACGTGCATAAAAATGCGATCTCGCAAATCGAGCAAGGAACGCGATCAGTGACGGATGTCGAGCTCTGCCTACTCGCGGAGGCGTTGAGTGTGTCCGCGCCAAAGCTGCTACACGATGCGCTGGAAAAAGGGTTTGAACTGGAGGAATAAATCGTGCTGTATTCGCTTGCAACAAGAAAATCCCACCAGAGATTGATTCCAGCGGGATTTTCTTTATCTTTTTAGAATTATTCCAAAAACACTATTTAAACAAAAAAATGTTTCGGATAATCCTGCTTTGGTGGAGCATAGCGGGATCGAACCGCTGACCTCTACACTGCCAGTGTAGCGCTCTCCCAGCTGAGCTAATGCCCCATACTGCACACAACTTTTCCATCACGGGCCAACGCGT